TTCGCACGATCCAAACGATGCCGGAACCTCCGTCGCCGTTTACGACAATCGACTTTTTAAAAGCCTGCTTCGAGTCGGACGAAGTTGTCTGCATCTGTAACGACATCATTTTCGACGAAGAGGGTCGAGGTAGGCCAGCCTCCAAGGGTACTTTCCTCAAGAGGGACGAATGGATTAAGAACCACTTCACGCCGCCCATAAGCGCCATGTGGAATGGCAGCGATAGCAAGGGCGCATACGTCCGCATCAATCCATGCTTCGACGAGAGCGGATCAGACTCTGGCGTGGCGAACTTCCGCCATGTCCTAGTCGAGATGGACGAGAAGACGAAAGACGAGCAATGGACAGCGTTGAAGGAGTCGAAGCTCCCGCTATCGGTCGTCATAGATTCCGGCGGCAAGAGTCTGCATGGCTGGGTGCGCGTTGAAGCGGCCAATAGAGAGGAGTGGAACGAGCGCCGCGACGTCGTCTATCGCTACCTCGAAAGCATCGGCATCGATCCAAAGAACAAGAATGCGAGCAGGTTCAGCCGGTTAGCCGGTGTGATGCGCGATGGCAAGGAGCAGAAGCTCTTGGCTGTCAACGTGGGCGCAGTGAACTGGGAAGCGTTCAAGGACGACATGGACGCGCAGGACATGCCGATGGAGTTCTCGATAGATGCCATCATCGAGTACGACCCACAGAATGATCCTGACAATTTGATCGGTGACAGGTGGGTTCGGCGCGGATCATCGCTTCTCTTTGTCGGTCAAAGCGGATGCGGCAAAAGCTCGATGGCCGCTTATCAAGGTCTGAAGTGGGCATCCGGCGAAGCTTGGTTTGGCGTAAAACCCGTCCGTGCGCTAAAAGTAGCTTACATTCAGGCGGAAAACGACATCGCCGATCAGCATGATGCGCTTAAGGGCGCTGCTCAGATGACCTTCGGCAAGGAGAATTGGGAGCGAGGTCTTCGTAGCGCGAACATGTTATTCTTCCGCGAGACGGTGAGAACGGGTTCTGACTTCGCGACGATGCTCCGCCGCCTTGTTCGCAAGACTAAGGTCGATGTGGTTTACATTGATCCTCTGCTCTCCTACATGGGTGGCAATCCTTCAGATATCGAGGTCTGCGCGAACTTTACGAGACATCTGCTCCAGCCGATTATGATGGAGACAGGCGTAGTCCTGATTCTCGTTCATCACTTCCCCAAGCCAAAAGGCCGAGACGACAAACCGGAGAGCGTGGCAGAGATGGCCTACTCAGGATTCGGATCGTCGGATCTAACGAACTGGGCCAGAGAGGTGATTGTGATGAAGGAAGTTGGTTTCAATCAACCTCGACAATTTATGCTCGGAATGGCGAAGCGAGCGGATCGTTCCGGCATGACGGACAAGGACGGAAAAGTCACCGGATCGATTATGATCCAGCGTGGTACGGGCGGCGACATCTCATGGAACTACGCAGATCCGCAGAAGTTCGTCGTCGATAAGGAGTCGGCCAAGAAGCCGTACGTCAAAGGCCGCTATCCTAAGCGTAGCTAGACTGGCTCTCAGCGCGGCGACGACCCTTCGCAGCGAGCGATTGGAACTTCGCCTTGCCAAGCTTCTTACGACCAATGGATGCCGCAAGAGCCTTCGGGTCTTTGACGCCCTTGCTCTCAAGACTGCTAACGAGCTTCTCGTACCGTCCTCCACCGCCAAGTTTCATCTTGTCCATAAAATTACCATGCTTTGCAACTCCAGTGCCGAGGAGTCGTCTTATCGGTTGCCGTATCGCAGTTATGCCGCGCACGGAAATTCTTGCGCCGACCGGGGCTGCTCTTTTTGATCGTCATATCAGGATCGCCGAAGCGAACGATGACGACCTTGTCCGCCGGATTCTTGACGTACACCGCGCTCTTCTTCCGCTCACCCGGCGTGTAGAAGGGCTTGTTCAGTGTCACCTTCTTGCCTTGATAGGTGTTACCTTTCTTGGAGAGGGAGGTTTTCATCGTTCAAGATTTTGCAGCTCGTCGATGTCGGGTGAATCTTCGCCTTCATTTGCGGCAATCGCTGCCGCTGTTCCACGAAGAACAGCATTAAGCTCATCCTTCGAAAAACGACCGATTGGCTTCATCGCAAGCTCTCTTAACTGAGGAGTAGAAAGAACATGCGCCGCTATCTTGTACCTCACACCGGGGGTCAGTTTAGCAATTCGCACAGCTTGATTTGCCATGCCTATAGGCCCAACCCTTGCCATACCTCCAACAACTTCACCAGTTACAGCCCCAGCTCCTCTGATTACTGCTTCTGCAAACGCGTCATTAGATGCAATCGGAGTTTTCAGTTGTTCAAGTCTGGCGACATTGTCTAAGACTGACTTTAGTTTGGAAACTTTTCCGCTTCCAAGCACAGAGTCAGCATAGTTTCTGACATCGCTTGCTTTTCCAAGAATTGACTCTCCCGCAAGCTCTGACGCCAACTTCTTCGAGTTCAAAACACCTGATGTGGTGTACTTTTCAATAAGGTCGTTGACGTATTGAAACTGGAGCTGCTCAACCAGCATCGGACTTTCGCGTCCAATCATGTCAAGTGCGGCCCGGCTTTGTTGTGGCGTGTACGTCCCGTCAACAATTCCGCTAATAAAATTCTTTGGATTCTGAGAAACAATGTCAGTCACATCGCTCGACGATGCTTTCTTCAGTGCGCCAAGAATAGTTCCGCGTAGCTGTTTGTCCCTTTGTCCAGCGGCTTTGATGGCTTCCGAAATTGTCTTTTGAATCTCCGGTGCTTTTGAACCAAGTGCATCAGAAAGCAAATTCGCATCTACGGTCAGGCTTGAAACCACCTTGTTAGGATCAATCCCAGCCAGAGCGGACTGGCGTCTGGCTAATTCTGAAATCTGTTTTGAGTTCGGAAAAAATTGGCTTTGAATCTCAGGCGCAAGTCCGTTGATGTAGTTGACTACTTTAGAAACCGAAATCTCTCCAGTAACAGGATCAAGGCCAGACTTTGCCGCCTGATTGAACAGATATTGTCTCGCTGTAGAATCGATTGCGGCAGCGTCTTCAGGTTGAGCCGCTCCTTTGAGCGATTGCAGAAAAGTAGGAGCATCAGCAGACTCCAACTTGCTTGCAATTGAAGCAGGGCCAGCCCCCCCTTCTGCGCCAACATCTTTGATAATTGACTGAATTTGTCTTCCAACAAAATTGTCCGCGTTTTCTCGGTGAAACTTATTTGCTCCCTGCAATTGAGTTTTTAATTCTGCATCTGAAGCTCCATCGATCATTACATCAATGTCTTTGGTTATAGCCTTGTAGAGTCGTTTTTTTGCTCCGTCAGAAATTCCCGGCAAGATTGAATTGTTTCCAACAGAATCTCCAATTATTGTTCTGTAATTTCTCAAGGCATCAATCGACTGTTCTGGAGCCATGTTGCCGATTGCTGCTACAAACTTTTGAGTGTCAGGAGGGTATGTGGAAGGTATCCCTTGAGTTATTGTTTCTGAAGGTTTGCTAACAACTTTTCTGCCAAATTGATCCAAAAGAAGTGCGGATTCTTCAGGAGTTGTCTTCAAAGACTGGATGGCTTGAGCGTCAGTATCATTGGCCCACTCAACCATGTTTGATGTTTTTCCCTTTAACTTCTGATACGCCTCATTAGCCCTTAAGGAATTAAAATTCTTCGCGTCTGTTTGCTTGAAAAAATTATAACCAGATTGCTCAAACTCACGAAAAATATTACCAAGAAACGACGGAGTTGAAACAGTACCCGGAACAAGAGTATTTGCTGCGTTCTGAACGTCGATTAAACCTTTGTCTATTGAAGGTTTTAATTGAGCTGAAAGCGTTCCAATTGCGTCTTCGTAAGGCTTTGAAACGGTTCCAAGTCGCCTCCTTAAGATATCGACAGCACTCTTTGCCAGCTCATCGGTTGTGATTCCCGTGTTTTTTCCGCCAAGTTCTGTGGCATTTAGGACGATCAGCCTCTTAAGGCTTTCCATGTGTTGAGGTGTAACCTCTGCTCCAATTGCAGCATTCTTGATTGCTTCAACAAGTCCCGGTTCACCAATCGCCTCGGCAACACCGACGGGAACTCTTACGCCTGTAGAAGACTCAATGGTGTCTCGAATCTGAGAAGTCTCCAAAGATCCGACTCTTGGAGAATATCTTGGGCGAAAGAATGTCGCTTTTGCTCCACTGAATCCCCCGCCAGTAAGAAATTCTTTTGCGGCATAAGCTGGCTTTACAAACTGCCTCGCTCCAGCAGCGACAAGGGGAACACCCACCTCGCTAATGAGTGGTCCAAGAGCTGTTCCAGCTAGAATGTTTTCTCCAAAGGTTTCTCCAGCTTTCTTGTATTCTCCGCGAGCGAGTTCAGGCAACGCTTCAACGGCTCCAGTTGCTGCGCCACCGACTCCACCTCCAAGTGCTTGCGATCCTGCGCGTTCAAGAAATTGTCCAGTGCGAGCCATTTTTGTGGCACCACCAGCGACTGTCATTCCAGCGGCAACTTCTGGAGATAATGCCATAAGAAGCTCAGGAGCAACTATTCCGGCTCCGGTGCCAGCTTGGAATCTTGCTGCTTGTCGATATTTTTGACCTTCAGGAGTTTCAGCTCCAGCAATTGGCGCAACAAGAACTTCACCTCCAGCAACGCCAGAACCAGCCGATCCGATTCCTCGAAATGTTTCTTTCAGATTTCTAAGAAAACCGCCTTCTTGTTGGCCAACATTCTTTGAATCCTGAACCGCCTGACTCAATTGAGCCGTCGATCCGATAGCGGCAGCAGATTCAACTTGAGGAACGGAAGATTGATCCGGCACAGCGTTGCTAGACGCCATTCGACGAGCAACTTCCGACTCAAGTCGTTGAAGCAAAGCAGCTTTTTCAGATGATAATGGCATATTTTTATTGCTGTTCGTTCTCTGCTTTCAACTGCTGAATCAAGCGCTGAATATCCTCAAGACTTGTCGATTCCATTGACTGAGCATTTGATTGAAACGAAACTCCCGGAGCCGAATATGCAGCAGTGGTTCTGGTTCCAAACGGAGTTGTAGACCATCGCTCGTAAAATGAAGGAAGAGCCTTGTCGATGTTTCTTCCAATTGTTCCACGCGCACTTCGTTCAATTCGTTTCCTAAATTGGTCGAGCTTGATAATGGAGTTCTTGTCGAACGATCCGCCAATTTCCTGAGCGATTCGTTTGCCTTCGCTTTCGGTTACGTTCAGACCGGAAGTTGTTCTTGCGGTGCGATTAACGACGCCCATGAAGTCGGCCAACAACCCCAAAGCGTCTTGCTTCATTGGGTCTTTTTCGGTTTGAATCAACGAACGAATCTTGATTTCAGTTGAGGGTATTGCCCCAAGAAAATCTGTAAACTTTTTGCCGGGATACTGTTTTTCAAACTCGGCAATTCCATCTTGAAGAGAATCAATCGTCTCCATGACAGCAAACTCATCCTCTATTTTTGTTGCCGTCTTGGGTTCTAGCGCTTTCAACCGTCCGCCTCCACCAATAAATGTTTGTCTGAGTTCGGCTTCTTTAACTGGGGTAAGCTCTTGGCCAGAAGCCTTAGCCTTAGCCTTAGCAGCTTCAATAAACAGATCGGTATTCTTTCCGACTGCGCCTGTTTTTGATTTTTCAAAACTTTGGGCGGCAAGAAGAGATTGAGCTGCAATTTCCTGAGGAATTTGACCTGTATCAATCAAGCTTTGAACGGCTTGAGTTCCTAGTCTTGCGATGCTTCCAAGCTTTGACGATTTTCCAAGCTGCTCTTCCTCAAGGCGTTTCTTTGTAACCAACGCATCATCAATGATGTATTTTCCTTCAGGAGTACGCGTCAAAGCGTTGTATCTACGAGCGTCAGCAATTCTAGTTGCCTCAAGCTGATCCGTAAAAGCAGCGGTCTTTGCTTGCTGCTTAATAAGTTCAGCCCGAGCGGAATACTGTTCAAGTCCGCTTATTGCCTTTATTGCTTCTTGATTAAAAGTCTTAGACTTAAATCTAGGCATTGCGGGCATTTTAGCTCCCACTTCTTGGCTATTTAAGAAATTAGAAACATCATTGTTAAAAGTCTGAAAAGTATCAAATTCACTAACCTGAGCCTCTTGCTCCGACAACGCCTGAGCATAAGCATTAGACTGAATCTTGTTCTGAAGATCCGATTGACGCTGCTGCATGACTTGCTGAGCCGTCTGCACCTGCAATTGCTCCATCATCCGCTTCTGTGTCTGTGCGCGGTCGTAGAGCGATGCGCCTAGCTGAAATGCTTCGAGAGATTGGTCGGCCATAAATTATGCCCAGTTAGAAGGATCGTTTGGTCCGCCGATGTTTGTTGGGGGAGTCGAGTAAAGCTCAGGATCGTTCTGAGGATTGTACGAGTAAGATGGGCTTGACGGTCCGCTCATCTGCGAAAGTCCTCGCTGGAACATCGCGCCTCCGGTAGTTCCAGTAAATTGAGTGATGGCGCTTCCAAACGCCTGTTTCATTGCAGAAGGCTGAGCGGCAACCTGTGCAGCGGCCATATCCCTAGCGTATTGAGCTTGTTGCTGTTGCTGCATAAATCCAATCCGCTGATTTGGGGTGATGAACATGCTGCTCACCGAAAACGGTTGCGCCATGCCCATTGTCCGCTGCTGCTGGATGAAGTTCTGGGCTTGAGCAAGACCCTGATTCTGGATCTGCATCGATGTCAGACCAAAGTCGCGAGCGGCCAAATTCCTACCAACACCCGAACCAGCGCCATACCCTCCGCTAAGCGCACGTCCAGCAGAAGATCGTTGAAGCTGAGAAGCAACGTCTTGCGAAACCTCGCCCCGCAAAGCTGATCCGATGTTCTTTCCAGCCTGAGCAATAAGCTGATCGTAACCGGGAATCGCACGACGAAGCTGCGCCTCAAGAATACCTTGTTCAGCAGCGGTCGTCTTGGTGGCCAACTCGGTTGCAGGCTCAAGCGATGCGATGTTCTGCTGAATCGCCTGCCGCTGCTCTCCCGCAAAATCAATCGCCTTTAGCTCTGGAACCTTGACCTTTTTCGGACCAAATAATCCGCCAAGAAGTGTTCCGACAGCGGAAAGCGCAGATCCACCTGCTGATGTCCCCATTCCCGGAGGTAATGATGGTAATGCCATAAATTATTCTTTTTGGTTCAGAACCATTGCGAGAATCCACCGCCGTTTAATCCGACGCCGACCATTCGGATCGTTGCGACTGCGTCCCCAAGGTATTGCATTGTTTGCTCCTGAACAGCTTGAACTGCTTTGGCTTCGTAGGCCACTGCTTCCTGAATCAAATCGTTCTCCTCCTTACGAATCGCCATGACCATCAGCTTGATGGCGTCAGGACTCGGCGGAATGAGGTAGTCATTGACGCTTGTCGCGTTGATGTGGCGCATCTTTGCCATGACCGTCACCGGCTTATCCTCGTCGTTGTTGCAGCGATCCGTCAGATAACTGCGGCGGTATTGCGGCAAAGTTTCATCAGGGTCGTAAACTGCCAGATCAAGCTCCAGCAAGGTCGTCGCATTGTACTCGTACAACCGGCTCGACGTGTTGGTTGCCTGACGAATGACGCCGGTCAGCGATATGAACTTCTTGGTCGATTGAACGTACGGAAGAGCGAGGGTTAGCTTCTCGCCGTCAATCCACACGCCGCCAGACAGTGTGCGAATCCATTGCCCGTTCTGATCGACACCTTGCAGGGTGATGGTCTTGCCAACATCTGAAGCGTCACCGGGGTAGACTCGGATGTAGCTATTCGTCTCGCCGGACATGTCGCGGTAAGAAACGACGGTGCCACGATCCACAAGCTGCTTGCCGACGCACCCGCCATTGTTCTCTCCGAGCAATCCGTATCCGCTTTCTTGAAACTCAAACCATTGATTGCGAACCGTTCCTACGCCGCAGCAATCGGCCACGGACTCGATGGTTTCGATGTGACGCGGCCAAGTGATGCACCCTCCAACCGTGTGGATGGTGAAGCGTCCGTACGCGCCTGCCCACAACCCCTTGTGCAGAAGCCGTCGGCACGCTTGATTGATGTAGTCGTAAACGCGAGGGTCATCGACGCAGACGCCGACTACACGGGCGATTGTCGAGCGAATGTCCTGAACGATTAGCTTCATTTGGTGTAATAGATTCGGCTCGTTCGCTTGATGAAGTAAACGCCGTAGAACGGAGGAAGGTTGTTGTGGGCAGCATTTCCACCTGTATTCGCAGCAATAGCGTCAACATCTGGATCTAGCGTTGAGCTTGGGAAGACTGTCACATTGTTTGTAAGCGTGGGAGATGATGTTCCGCCGTCCGCAGCTACCCTAGCGCCGTCTTCTCCGCCATGACCAAAAGTCTTTATTGAGACTTGATGCGTATGAGTCGGCATTTCAGCCGTCGTCAACAAGTGCTGATCCTCGCCAACGATTGACGTGGACGTAGCCGTACCCAGAACAGCAACCGAACCACTTGCCGCAAAAGCACCAACACCGACCGGGAATCGGGCGTCAAACAAGGCATCAACCATCCACATCGGGCCAGACGTATCGCCTACAACGGCAGTTCCATCGCCGCCGTCGTACGAGAGAAGATCCGTGGTCGTTCCAACAAATATACGGCGGTCGTAACCTTCTTTTACGACCGGATTTTTATAAACCCAGAATCCCTGATCAAAAATCCACCACTGTCCATTTTCATCAAGCCACGGATAAATCCGATTGTTGATCGCCGGAAACGTCGGTCCAAAATTGAAGAACGAGTTTCCAATCGTGCTGTTGAAAACGGCTTGCGTGCCTCCGATGATATCGTTGGCCAAGTTCTGGTAGTTCAACGGACAATAACTCACCGGAAGACTTGGAGGTGTAAGCGTGATTAGGGTTAGGTTTGGCATACTATTCCGATGTGTAGAGGAATGGGTTTACGTCGCAAGCATCAAGAATCTTGCATCCTTCGAAAACAAGGCACTCGCCCACCGCAGGTTCCTGAACGTCGTAAGCGTGAACGCGGATGCTCTTGATGCGGCAATATCCCGTAATTGTCAGGCTCATTTGAACCTCGTACATGTTTCGAGTCGGTGTGCTAATCGTCGAATTGCACGGGACATCCGATGGAGTCGGCAAGCGCATCTTCGGCCTGTACTGCGGCTGGAAATTGACCAGCGGACAAGCGGGTTGGCACTGCAAAGTTGTCGCGCATTCAGCCCAGTCTGCCCACTCAATCCATCCGGGATACTGGTCGGGTCGATACTCGACATTGAAAGAAGCGTCTCCGTCCAACGAATCGATGAAGATGTCGCCAGAATCAAGCCGCTTCAATCCAAACGGAATCTCGAAGTTGTAGGCGCGAGTATGAACCAGCCACTGGATTTCTTTCTTTCCATCAACCAAGTTGTTATCAAACTTCTCAGTCTTGCTGATTTCCCAAATCTGAATCGTTCCGTTTTCGCCGCGAGCAATCGAAAAGCATCTGTCTCCGTAAACACCCTCCGTCTTCAAGACCTGCAACACATCGAGTCCAGTCCAGATTCCTGCCCACGCAGGAGGAAACTTTTTCCGCAGCGACGTAATCAGGTTGAAATCCAAAACCATCAGCGCCTTGTGGATAACGCCTTGGGCATTGTACCGAGGCTGTCCGGTCATCAGCAATCGATTGTCAAACACGACCGCAGATCCAGACCATAGCAGGCTTGATTGATCGTTCTCAGCGATATTCACAATCTCGTTGCTGATCGGTGTATTCCCCGGATCAGTGAACGAGCGACGAGCGATGATGAACGAGCGAACGCCATCAACTGCACGGTAGAACACGTCGCCGTTGACAGTAATGGCCGACCTAGCACCAAGCGCACCGCTAGTCAGCAAACTGATGGCCTGAATCGGGTAGCTCAGGTTCTTCCATGTATTACGATCAACAGGAGCTTGAACCGAGAAGACGTATCGAGGAGTAAAAACTAGGAGCGGCCCCTGACCAAGCGACGTATCTGGATCGCCGGGGACGGCCATTGCAGTGATTCCACCTGAATCTGACGGAACCGCAAAGTCTCCGCCTTCGTTGAGGAAGGTATTCTCGGTTTCTTTGAGAACACTGGCTCGCGTGCCATCTCCATAAACAATGTCGGTTGCTCTGAATGAGAATCCATTTGCAAGAGCGTACCAGATACGTCCGTTGACGTAGGCCATTACTCTTCCGCACTTGATTTCATCGACGGTTGCGCGGCGCAGGCTTGATCCGTTAAAGATCAGCGGCGCGCTCTGACCATCTTGAATGACGACGAAGTTCTCCGCCTGAACCATCCAGCCATCGAGTATGTTCGATGGGTTCTGAAGACTAACTGATGCGGAAAGATTCTGAACGCTGTTTTGATCAACGTCGTACAGCCAGACGTTTCCGCTGATCAACATCAGGATGAACGTCGCTCCGTTGTCGCCGATGTATGGGAGCGCACACTGGAACACGCCGGTCAAATTGCTCGAACCGTAGCACTCCTCGGAGTATCCGTCCGCCGTGACATTGGTTTGATCCGCAGTGACGAGCGTGCTGTCTGCCGTAATCGACAAGCATACGTCGTAATCTTTCTGGATGAAACCGGGTCGAGGAGAGATGAATCCCTGCCGAAAGCTGGCATTGACCGCGAAGGCGACCTGATTCTTGTCCACCTCAGACGGCATCACACCAGCGTCAATGCCACCCTCAAAGGTGACAGACCCATCCGTGTACCGCCGTGGTGCGCGTTCGCTCATGGATTAAGCCTGAATCCGCTGGATGGAGAAGGAGGAATTGACGTTAAACAAAGATGTGTTTGTTGCCGATGTTATAAAAAGTTCGTAGAAATCAGAAATCGAAGCTTGATCCAAAACTTCTACAGCAACAGGAGGCGCGTCTACCGCTGATATGCGGTATCCAACACTGTAAATAGGTGATCCGTTCTTTCTAATTTGTAGAGTTATGTCGTAAACACCTCCGACAAATCCATTATGAACTATAGAGCTTAACCTGTAATACCCAGAATTTGCCGCAACAAACCTTCCGGTTGCGGGAGTAAATCCTGATACCGTATCAATTCCAGAATAAGTTACTGAAGGGTAGGTGGTCGAATTAAACGGGTTACTTGCAACGGCGCTCATTGTCGGCGCATTTGAAGTAACCCTCCGCGTAAACGTGACGTAAGTGAACGCTGCTCCGCTGGCCGTCGATGCAATGCTGATCGTGCCTGCACCCGGAGTAATCGTGATGTTCGAGCCTGCGGTCAGACTTGCCACCGTGTATCCCGTTCCATTGCCAATGAGCAGTTGGCCATTGGTAGGTACGGTCGATAGGTTCGTTCCGCCTTTTGCAACCGGCAACACGCCATTGATGTCACCCACGGGAATCGTTGCAACCGTTGAAACCGCGCCAAAACCGCTCGACCCTTGAGTCTTGAGATAACCGGATGAAAGCGAATCAAGCGCCGTCGCACTCGGAATCGATGCGTCGGGAGTCCGAACAATGTACGTCGCTGCGGAGGATGCTCCGCCAGCGGCTCCTGCCGGACCTTGAGGACCAATCGCTCCAGCAAGGGTAATGAGCGAACCGATTGAAATTGGCGTGGTCGGAATAGCGTTCGGAATGCTCAATACTCCGGGTAAAGGATTTCCAAGAGTTACGCTCAACCCAACAACGTCTACCACCTGCATGTAGCCGCACCCTTGAACGGAAACAAAAAATTGCCCTTGAATAGACTCCGGGAGGAACGAGCTGTCTTGAACCTGAACAACAACGTATCCACCAAGTGGAGGAACCAAAGCTGCCGCCGTCGTGTAAGTGAACGCATTTAAGCCATTCGTGCCATTCGACCCATTAGCTCCCGCAGCACCCTGTGGTCCGGGGACGTTCACGACAACCGGAACGGTATCGCAAGGCTGGCAACAGCCGGTTGAAGAAACAAGTTGCGACGGCATATTTTTCCTTTGCCAGACCGTCAAGTCCAGCGAGAACTAATGCAAGGCCAAACTATGCCAGAGCAAGTGTCAGAGCATCCATTGATCGACCACAAGTACGGGATTCGTTCCCCAGTCAAGATTCCAGACCTAGAACTGGAACTCTACGCATTCCGAAATCGGCTCCAACCGAATGAGGGCGGACTGGGTACTTTTGATCATTTTCGTAACGCCACGAAAATGTTATGGCCGAAGATGAGCTGGAACCCGTGGCTCGAAGCACAAGTCGAAGGTCTTTGCGAACACGACTACGTCGGATGGGCCGGTTGCGGTGCGAGCGGAAAGACTTTCGGCGCGACGCTCTTTGCGACTGTTTGGTGGCTGTCAAACCCCTCCAAGACAACCGTTGTCCTCACGTCTACAACGGCAAAGATGATCCGAAAGCGTATGTGGGCCAATCTTCAGGATCTTGTTCGGAAATCACGCGGATTTCCCGGAAACATGGTCGATTCGAAGATGAGTCTCCAAGCCATCAAAGGCGACGACCGGCACTCCATTTCCGCTATCGCCGTCGCCGAGGGCAACACATCGAAGGCTGTGGCCAACATTCAGGGCATCCACGCTGAGCGTGTGATGGTTATTATCGACGAAGCTACGGATACGCCTGAAGCGGCTTTCGAAGCGTGTACGAACCTTTCTAAGGGTTGCCGCGAGTTCAAGATGTTGGTCATCGGAAACCCTGCCTCAAAGTTTGATCCGCACGGACGCTTCTGCACACCGGCAAAGGGTTGGCGCAGCGTAACAATTGAAGACCAGCATTGGCTAACAGAACGCGGGATGTGCCGACGCTTTGACGGCATGAAGTCGCCCAACATCAGCGAGGGCCGTACGAAGTATCCGTACCTCATTACTCAGGATCAGGTGTTATCGGCTATGCGGCATGAGGGCGAGCAAAGCCCTACGTTCTGGAAGTACACACGCGGATTCTGGTCGCCGGACGGCATGGTCAAGACGGTTCTGTCCGAATCGCTCATCGAGACGCACACACCTACAAAAAGTTTGGTGTTTACTACAAATGTCCAAGTCGTTGCCGGTCTTGATCCGGGCTTTGGTGGCGACAGATGTATCCTTCGCTTTGCCAAGGTTGGCACTGCAAACGACAAGGTCAGCATACTTTTTCAGGACATCATCCACATATCCGTCAACGCTCAGCTAACGGAGCCGGTGCATTACCAGATAGCCAATCGAGTTAAAGAAGAATGCAACAAGCGCGGCGTTCCACCGGACAAGTTTGGTCTGGATTCAAGCGGTGAAGGCGGTGGGTTGGCCGACATCTTGACTCGCGAATGGGGTGTAATTCATCGCACTGAGTTCGGCGGCTCACCATCAACCATCCCCGTCAGCGACGAGGACAGTAGGCCATCCAATGAAGCTTATGACCGCAAGGTTACTGAACTCTGGTTCTCGATGCGTAAATGGGTTGTCGAGGAGCGGGTTGGAGGCATGGATATTGAGACGCTACAAGAGTTCTGCGGTCGAATGTTCGATGATTCCAAGCGAAAGATATCGGTCGAATCCAAGACCGTGATGAAACAACGGACCGGAAAATCGCCTGATTTGGCCGACGCTGCTGTAGTCTTGCTTGATCTAGTCCGCAAAACTGCTGTTTTAGAGCCGCGCTTCACGAAGATGGATAAAGTCTGGGAAAAGCTAGTGAAGGACGCAGATTCAATTTACTACGACGAAACGATTGAAGCATGAGCAAAACCACTGGTTACAAAGTTCTGAATGAACACATGGTCATCCCCGGCGGATGGCATTACCGCATTCCCGAGACTGGGATTGAAGTACCCGGAGGATCATGGGCGCAGCTCAATGAGTTTGTCCGAAATCACTACACGGCGAACGCCATTCAAATCCCGAGCAACATTGACGATTTAATCACCGAATATGCGTGTCGTAACGGTGCTGATTGCTCCTACGACGAGGTTAAGATCCACAAGCCAGAGGGACGTAAATCGCTTCAGATCGGGGATGTCATCCGATTCAGCATGAGTCTTCTCCACGGACTTACGGTTGGCGGTGGCAAGGTCGATCAGGCGGAGGCGAATCGACGCGCAAGCATCTGCTCAACTTGTTCGTTCAACCGAAAACCACTCGGATGCACGGGATGCAACGCCCGTGTACTGAAGGATGCTGTCAAAACTTTCTCTCAACACGGCAGCACTCCAGTAGACGAAAGTCTGCAAAGCTGCGAGTTTTGCGGTTGCTTTATCAGAAGCATGGTTTGGTTTCCCATTGAAACCCTTCATAAATTCTCGGACGCTACAGAGAACGAAAACCTTCCGGCTCACTGCTGGAAAAAACGACCATGTACGGAAACCTAGCCCAACTGCCGCTTGAAACTATCAACGAAGACGGCAAAGCGCCTGAAACGCGCATAGCCGACGCGGCATCCGCTCGCGAAATCTTCCAGAAGCTTATCATGGCCGATGAGCTGCGTAATAGTACGCGAGCCAAGCTGCGCGGTCTGGTCGATGGAAATCCTCCGTACAATCCAGCAGAACTGCGCCGCAACAACCAAGCGTTCCGAACCAACGTCAACTTCCGCGAGTCGGAAGCGTTCCTCACGCTGGCAATGTCAGCCTTCTACGACGTGTTCGCCGAGGTGCCAACCTACGCAAACATTCGTACCGCGTACGGCAACGACATGGATAAGCGGGAGGACTGGTCGAAGATCATTACCGAAGAGTTTGATCGACTCCAGAAGCTCGACAAGGACTTCGACTACATCATGCAGCTCTCGCAGCGTGAGATGGTTCTCATTGGCGATGGTCCGCTGATCTTTGAGGACAACACAAACTGGCGCTGCAAAGCCATCATGGCGACGGATCTGCTCGTCCCAGACGGCACCAAGTCAAACGTAAGCGACTGGAAGGTGGCCTGCGTTCGCACGCGCATGGGCGTGGATGATCTGTTCGAGAAGATCCAAGACGAAGAGGCAGCAAAAGCTTCCGGTTGGGATGTCGATTATGTCCGCGAGCGCATTCGTGCGGCGATGCCCGAGCCGTATCGCTCAGGTGTTCAGTACGACTGGGAGTTCTTCCAGAAGCAGCTTCGCTCGAACGACATCACTTTCTCCGCTCGTTCCGAGGTCGTGCTGATGTGCCACGTTTTCTACAAAGAATTCGATGGTCAGATTAGCCATGTAATCATCGACGAGCGCGACAGCGAGAGCTTCATGTATCGCAAGCTTCGCCGGTTCACCCGGTGGGAGCAGGTCATTCATCCGATGTACTACGACCGTGGCGACGGCGAGCATCACGGTGTAAAGGGCTTGGGCATCAAGATGCTTCAGCCGATGGAGCTAAAGAATCGCCTTCGCTGCTCAATGGTCGATAGCGCGTTTGCGAGGACTCAGATCCTATTCCGACCCCTGAACGCCAATGCGCTGAGCAAGACGAGCGTCGTGCAGCAAGGACCGTATGCCATACTTCCGCCAGATTACGAAGTCGTTCAGCAGAATATTGCTGGAGTTTTGGACGCTCCAATGGCGGTCAATGCGGACCTTGAAAATGTTCTTCAGGGCAACCTTTCTCAGTATCGCCAATCGCTCAACAAGACGGGCAATCCAAGAACTGCCACTGAGATGCAAATCATCTCGGCGCAGCAGTCCGCCATCGGTAAGACCCAGTTAAGCCGGTACTACACTCAGCTCGATTCTTTCTTTGAGGAACGGTACAACCGCGCTTCAAACCCTAATCTAAACCCGATTACGAAGTCCGATAAGGACGCCATCGAGTTCCAGCGTCGATGCCGTGAGCGCGGTGTTCCCGTGCAGGCGATGATGGATATCGACTACATTGAAGCGACTCGCACGGTTGGCCAAGGTTCCCAGTACGCGAAACAACAACTCCTCGGTCAGCTTCTCCAGTTGTCCGGTTCTCTGCCAGAGGGCGGCAAAATTAACCTGCTCAAGGACTATATTGCCGCACAGGTTGGCCAACAGATGGTGGATCGTTATCTGCCTTCTCAGCTCCAGTCGTCTCGTACGCAGGATCAAGCCGCTCTGGCCGTTCTGGAACACGCCTCACTGCGTCAAGGCAACATGCCGCTCGTCACCGATACGCAGAATCAGATCATCCACATCGAGACTCACCTTGGTGCGGCGAACGAGGCAGCGTCATCGCTTCAAGGTGGCGGCAATCCTGAGGAAATTATGCTCTTCATGCAGGGTATTGGTCAGCATGTTCAGCAGCACATCCAGCGGCTCGCAACCGATCCGTCGCGCAAGCAGCAGGTCGATGCGTACGTCCAGCAGCTCGGGATGCTTGGCGAGACGATCAAGCAGCTTGGTCAGATGATGCAGGAGCAGCAGCAAGCGATGGCTCAGCAGCAGCAAGCTCAAGCGATTCAGCAAGGCTCCGATCCTCGTACAGCCGTGATGAACGCAGAGGTTCAGGCGAAAATCGCTCGCCAGAACGCCGAGACTATGGCCAACATTCAGCGTCAGAACACGAAGGCGATGGCAGATTTGTCACGCCGGAATGCGAAGACAACCGCTGATATTCAGCGTGCGAACGCAACTGCGGAATCCAACTTGTCGCGTCAGGGATGAAAAACATACATTTCGTTCACGGTCTTCATAACGACGGTTTCCATATTTGCGACAGAATCGCAATCGCTTCAGCTTGGATGAACAATCCTGACTGGAGCGTTTTTCTTTGGTGTCCCCAAGAACCAACCGGAGAGCAATGGGAAAAGCTGAAGGCGAAGGTTCCGGTGCGGGTGATGTTTGTTGATGATTTTAAAACTTGGAACGGAAATGTTGTTCCCAAGTATCAACACCGCGCAGACCTGATTCGACATGCTGTTTTGTACGCGATGGGCGGTGTGTACGCTGACACCGACACGATTACACTTGCTCCGTTTCCAAAAGAATGGCTTGAGCATGACGCTGTTTTAGGGCGTGAGTTTTGCGGAGAAGGCACCATTGGACTGTGCAATGCAGTCATGTACAGCAGGATGCACGGACAGTTTCAGTGGAAGTGGCTTCAAGAATGGCAAAAGTTTGACGGCACCGGATGGAACGAGACTTCGGTTCAATATCCGTGGAAGCTGCATCAGGAAAATCCCGGCCTTTGCAAGGCGGTCGATTTCGAGATGCTCGGATTCATTCACTGTGAATCTGGAAAATACTGGGAACCAAACTATTCGCTAGATGGATGCGTGATCGCCCATTTGTGGAGGTCATACCACACGCCTAGGATGAATTCTTTAACTGAAGAAATTATAAATAAAAAAGAAAACGTCTACTGTGAACACGCTTCAAAATATATTTGATGATATCTACGAACATAATAAGTGGAATGGTGGATCTGGCCCCGGTTCAAAAAAATCAAACACAACAGAATACGCTCTTTATCTTAACGAACTGATTTGCTCTCTTGGAGTAAAGTCTTTCTTAGATGTTGGGTGTGGTGATTGGCAGCTTGCGGAACAGATTGATCTAAGCGGAATCCGATACAAAGGAATCGACGTCAGCAATAGGGCGATTGAAATAGCGAAGTTGAAAGCTCCGTCTGGAACCGATCTTTTGAACGGAACTATTTTTGAAGTCGATGAGTTGTTTGATTTTGTTCACATCAAAGATGTTCTGCAACATCTTCCATTTTCTGAATGCGACAAAATTTTAAGCAAAGCTACTAAAAATAAATACGTTTTAGTGGTAAACGATCATTGCGAATCAAACTCTGACACGGATGCGGGAGGATACAGGCCAATCAACGTGTTGTACTGGCCGAATTCCAAGCTTTTGAGAATGTTCAACATTGGCGGATTCAATAAATCAGCAGTTTTAATAACCAACAAATGAAGTTTCCAACAACATTTTGCGTTTCCCTAAAATCAGCAGTTCAAAGAAGGGAAATTGTTTCCAAGCATTTGAAAAGTCATGGAATTGATTTTCATCTATTCGATGCAATTCACGCTCCAAGGATGGGTTTAGAAACAAAGCTCTCATACCTTGATGACCATCCGAACTGGACTCCTGAAGATGGTCCGACATATCGAATCTCTCAAAGCGTTCTTGGATGCTCCATGTCGCATTACACGATTTGGAGGATCATGGAGTATCTGGATGACGATTATTTTTTGATCGTCGAGGATGACGTTGAGCTTTGCGAGGGGTTTAAAGAGAAACTGATGGCAACGATTCAAAATTTGCCGAGCGATTGGCAGTTTGTTTTTGTAGGCCACTGCTGTCTTGATACTAAAACATTGATGGTCCGCGAAGGCGTAGCTCACACGCCAGATCCGCCGATGTGTACTCACGCATACATGGTTCGAAAAACTGCCGTAAAGCATCTCATAGCAACAAATGAACTTATGTACGCTCCTATAGACATTCAGCTCAAAAAGAGAACGCTTCCGACCATTAGTCACTATTCACTAGTCCCTCCACTTGCAACACAAAATGGACAACCAAGCACAATCAATGGATAACGAAGCTTGGGAAAAAGTAATCAAGGCTAGGAGCTTTATCCCCGGATGGACATTCGAAGATAAGAGTCGATACATGTTCGACATTGTTCTTCAGTCAAAGCCTAGCATTGTCGTTGAGGTTGGTGTTTGGAGAGGCTTAAGCATAGCCAGCTTTTGCGCGGCATCGCTCATTCACAAATGCAAAGTGTTCGCAATTGACCCGTGGAGCAAATGCGCGATGAGCGAAAATGGGTACAGCGCCCATCTCACCGAAGGGCAGGATCAGCTCGATTTAATCTACAATCAATTTGTTCGCGACTTCAAAGTTCTTGGGTTAGACGAGAATTTGACCACCATCCGAAAAACGTCTTGGGAAGCTTCTTTTGATTTCGCTGATGAAAGCATCGACATTTTCCACTTGGACGGGGCGCACACCGAATGGGATTCAACGCGAGACTTGATTGCGTGGACTCCAAAGATTAAGGTTGGAGGACTCTTCATCATGGATGACGCGAATTGGGAAACCATGAAGCTTGTCCAAGAGATTGCGCTTAAAAAATACGAGCATTCAACGTATCTGGAAGGTGGGAAAACACGGGTATTTGTGCGAAAACAATGAAAGACATAATCCGAAGCCTGTCCCTCAAGGCACTCAAACGATTTGCAAGCGGAGGCGATAGCCCTGCCGATCTTATGGCAGAAATCGAAGACCTTCGCAAAACGCTTGAGATTCGAACCAAGGAACATGAGGAACACCTGACCGAGGTTCGCGAGGAGCGCGATCATTGGCTTTCCCTTTACGATGAAGTCAAATTCGCTGCCGAGTTTCTAATGAGCTACGCAAAAAATGACGTCCCCAAATTGGCTGAACAAACCGATTGGGAGACTGGAAAAATCGTCCTGCCTCAGGATGTTGGGACATACTACTTCAATCCGGCAATCATGCTCGAACCGGATGGTCGAATCATGCTTTTCACCCGTCGCTGCCGCAACAAGCGCCAAAATGACGAGGATCTGTACATTGAGAAAAACGACATCGTGGCTTTTGAGTTGGGTCAGGATCTTCGTGCCACAAAGAAGTCGATACTTCAATTAACCACTCATTATCCTCTCGAACAATTTGAAGACCCTCGCGTCGTCAAGTTCGGCGAGAAATACGGTCTTGCGTGCTGCACATTCGTCCCGTTCAAGAGCTACGCGCACCAAGGAATGTTCCTTCTGGACAAGCATTTCTTGAACGTAGGCCGTTTCGACATGATCTACGGCAATAACTACGCGCAGGCCATGATCAACGATGGGCATGAAAAGAACTGGCTCTACTTTGTCCACGATAACGCGCCACATATGGTGTATTCGGCCAATCCCCACGTCGTTGTACGCCTTAATGGGCGTTTAGAGAAGGAGGAGGAACACGTCACCGAAGAGTTCAATCCGCTCTGGAAGTTTGGCGAGGTGCGCGGAGGCTCCAACCCAATCCTGTGTAACGGCCTGTACTGGACTTTCTTCCACAGCTCACTGCCGTGGATTGACAAGAAGCGCCGGTATTACATGGGTGCCTACGCT